GACAAAAAGTTAATAAAGCTAAACTTAGATAATGGTAACTAGCAAATTTAATAGACGCTATGGAAAACCAGTTCAAATAGCACTTCCAGCAGAAGGTGCACTTGGTAATTTATTAGCTGGTTCAGTTAATAATGGAAGTATTACTGCAAAAGATGCTAAAGCGATATTAAGATATAAAAGAATGTTAAGTAATAAAAAGAAAAAATAATGGTAGAAGAAGTAATAAATTTAGAAGAAATACAAGTTGAACTTCCAGAAGAAGATATATTAGAAACTGGTGTTGAAATAAATCTTGAAGAAGAAGAAGAATTTGTAAATCCGTTAGATACAGATCATTATTCAAATCTCGCAGAGAGTATGGATAAAAATAAATTAGGTCGTATTGCTGCAGATTTATTTGATAAATATGAAAGTGATGTATCCAGTCGAAAAGATTGGGCAGAACAATATTCAAAAGGTTTACGCATGCTCGGTGTTATTACTGAAGATAGGTCAGACCCATTTCCAGGTGCATCGGGTGTTCATCATCCCCTAATGGCAGAAGCTGCTACACAGTTTCAAGCAAGAGCCATTGCGGAGATGTTTCCTCCTGGCGGACCTGTAAAGACACAGATCATAGGAAAAGTAACTGACGAAAAAATGAAACAAGCATCGAGAGTTCAAGAATTTATGAATTATCAATTGACTCAAGAAATGCCTGAATATTTTGGAGAGTTAGATCAGTTATTATTTTACTTGGCAGTGTCAGGGTCCGCATTTAAAAAAGTTTATTATGATTCAACATTAGAAAGAGTACGTTCTTCTTTTATACCAGCAGAAGATTTTGTCGTATCTTATGGAAGTAATGATTTAGAAACTTGTGAAAGATATACTCAAGTTATGAAAATAACTTCAAATGATTTAAGAAAACAAATAGCTTCTGGTTTTTATAAAGAAATAAAAATTAATAGTGATACTAATGATGATGAAGTTAATACAGTAGCTTCAACTATTCATAGATTAGAAGGAGTATCTGATACATTAGGTGAAAATATTCACACTGTTTTAGAAATTCATTGTGATTATAACATAGAAAATGAAGATGATGAAAATGCAATAGCACTTCCTTACATTATTACTATTGATAGTGCATCACAACAAGTATTAGCTATCAGAAGAAACTGGAAAGAAGATGATAAGTTACAGAAAAAAAGAACTTATTACATTCATTATAAATATTTACCAGGTTTAGGTTTCTATGGCTTTGGTTTAATTCACATGATTGGTGGATTACAACACGCTGCGACAGGAGCATTACGAGCATTACTCGATTCTGCAGCATTCGCTAACTTAAATGGTGGATTTAAAGCAAAAGGAGCACGAATAGAAGGTGGAGATATGACAGTTTCCCCTGGAGCATGGTTAGAAGTAGAAGCATATGGCGATGATTTAAAAAAATCGTTTATGCAACTACCATTTAAAGAGCCTTCTCCTACTTTAATGCAACTTTTAGGAATTTTAACTGAATCTGGAAGACGTTTTTCAAGTATTGCTGATGCTATGGTAGGTGATGCTGCGGGAACTTCACCAGTTGGAACGACTATTGCACAAATAGAACAGGGAAGTAAGATATTTTCTGCTATCCATAAGAGAGTACATCACGCTCAAGGCCTAGAATTAAAATTAATAGGCGAATTAGATGGTGAATATCTTCCTAATGAGTATCCATATGAAGTAGTTGGTGATGCAATGTCAGTAAGACGTGCTGATTTTGATAATAGAATAGATATTATACCAGTTTCTGATCCAAATATTTTTTCTCAAGCACAAAGAATAGCTTTAGCTCAAACTACACTTCAAATGGCTCAACAAGCACCTCAAATTATAGATATAAAAGAAGCATATAAAAGATTAATAACAGCTTTATCTTTACCAGATCCAGATTCTTTAATAATTGATGACGATGATATTATGCGCCGTGATCCAGTATCAGAGAATATGGCATTATTAAATGGAAAACCAATAAAAGCTTTTTCAGATCAAAATCATGCTGCTCATATGGCAGTTCATGAACAATTTATTTCTGATCCTCGTTATGGTGGAAGAAAAGAAGCACAAGAAGCTTTATTAGGACCAATGTTAGCACATATAGGCGAACATTTAGCTTTCCAATATCGTCAACAAATGCAACAATTAGTTGATCAAGTTTCAGGACAACCAATTCAATTACCAATGCCTGATTTTGATGATGATAAAGAACAAGAAAACGAACAAGAAATGCCGATAGAAATGGAAAATCAATTAGCTGAATTTGAAGCACAATCTGCTCAAATGTTAGCAGAATCTCAACCACAAGATCCAGCTCAAGTTAAAGAACAACGTATGGCAGCGAGTGATGAAGCTAATATTGCAATAAAACAAGAAGAAATGAATATTAGAAAAGAACGATTTATCGCAGGTGAAAAACAAAATGAAAGAACACAAAATAGAAAAGATAGAGAGCTTCAATTAAAAGCAGTAGAAATAATGGATAAACAAAAAAATAAAAAAAGTGGAAAATAAAATAAGACCTACAGGAGAAGAAATAAGAAAAGCAAAAAAATTTCTTCGTAATAAAAAAGTACCACTGAGTTTATTTAAACCTAATTTATTTGCAGCATCAAGTAAAGAAATTGGACAAAATTTTGATGGTACATTTAGTACTTTAATGAATGTATATACATCAGGGAACCCATACTATAAACGGAGATTAAAAAATGGCAACAATACCACCAATACAAGCGATACTACAAGAAATAAAAAAGTATAAAAAAGAATTAGCTAGTAAATCACTAGCACCGGGTTTTGATACGTTTGAGGCGTATCAGAAAGCAAAAGGAATAGCTGAGGGTTTAGATAAAGCTTCAGATATTTGTTTAGAAATTGAAAAACGTTATATTCAAGGAGATGATACGGATGATTAGAAATGAAGAATGGTTTACTGACGATGATATAGCAGACCCTAGTAGTAAAGATTTACCAAAACCTTGTGGTTGGAGAATTTTAGTTCGCCCTGCGGGAATGATAAAAAAATCAAAAGGTGGAATTATTTTAACTGATAAAAATGTACAAGAACAACAATACTTGAATTCTAAAGGTAGAATAATTGCTATGGGTAGTGAGTGTTATAATAATCGAAGCACAAATTGGTGTACAACAGGGGACCATATTGTATATAGTAGATATGCAGGATCAAAAATTGACGTTAAAGGCGTTAAGTTGCTCTTGCTCAATGATGACGAGGTATTGGCTGTATTACCAAATCCAGATGCAATAACTCAAAATCTTTAATACGCACTTGTTGCGACAATACATAGGGAGAAAAAACTATGACAGACGATGTGAAAGATATTACACCCGATAATGAAATCGAGGTAAAAATAATCGAAAGTGAAGTTGATCAACTAAAAGAAGAATCTAATCCTCTTGAAGTTAATCAAGAAGAAAAACCTCAACAATCCGCCGAACCAGAAGATTTAAGTAAAACAGTTGAATCTTTACGAAGTGAATTAGAGGAAATAAAAAAGGAACCTTATAGTGCTCGTGTTAAAACTCGAATTGCTAAAGAAGTTTCAAAAAGAAAAGCAGAAGAAGATAAATCTAAAATGCTTGAAGAAAGGTTAGCTAAATTAGAAAGTGCTGCACAACAACAAGACAAGAGTAGTCTTGAAAATAAATATCAAACAGTTTCAAAAGATTTGAAAGAAGCTATTGAAGGTGGAGATACTGAAAAGCAAGTAAGACTAATGGATGAGATGGCTGACGTAAGAAGTAAAATTCAAAACGTTCAACAACCTGCTCCTGAAGTTAAACCAGCAGCACCTCAAATCCCTGAAATAACTCAACAATGGATTCAAAATAATTCTCATTGGTGGAATAAACCAGGGCATAGAGCAGCAACCCAAACAGCATTTGGAATTGACGCAGATTTAACAGAAGAAGGATATGATGTTGCTGATCCTGAATATTATACAGAAATGGATAAAAGAATGAGCAAATTATACCCTGACTTAGTTAAAACAGCAGAAAGTTCTGTTCAAAACCAAGAAAAAGATGTAGAAAATAAACCAAGAGTGCAATCACCTGTAGCCGGTGTTTCTCGATCAAATCAAGGAACCGCTAAAAGTGTAAGATTGACATCAGATGATTTACAGAACGCTGTTACGTTCGGTATTGATATTAATGATCCATCCGCACTAAAGAGATACGCAAAAGAACTTGCAAATCTCAACACGGGAACATAGGAGCCTGATTATGACAAAAGAAAAAAGCACTTCTCTAAAAATAGAGAGAGAAACACGTGATGAAAGTACACGAATCAAAGAGTGGAAACCACCTTCTTTATTAGAAGCACCTCCAGCTAGGCCTGGCTACAAGCAGAGATGGGTTGCAACTAAAATACTTGGGGTAGATAATCCTACTAACTGGGCAAAACGCCGACGTGAAGGTTGGGAGCCAAGAAAACCTGAAACTATGAAAGGTTTTCATGCACCAACAATTGAACACGGTCAATATGCAGGGTTTATAGGAATCGAAGGTATGGTACTGTGCGAAATGCCAGAAGAAATGGTTAACCAGCGAAATGCTTACTATCAGAACAAAACAGATGCTCAGATGGAAAGTGTTAAAAGTGACTTACATAGAGCTGAGTCCCCTGGAAATCCAATTCACCGAGACCATAAAACCAGTATTACTAGAGGTGGAATCAAAGAATAATAACGTAGCATAGCTAAAAAGGAAATATTATGGCTAATACAAACGCACCTAGTGGTTTTACACCACTAAGACACCTTACAGGTGGCGTTATACG